ATACGGCGAAGGATATATTTGATCGTTGTGATTTAGGTAGTCCGGATACTGAGATTAATATAGAGAACGTTCAAGAAGAAAATTCCAGAGATAAATTAAAAGAAATCTACCAAGACCTTGAAAAACAAGAAAAGAAAAAAGAAGAAAAAGATTAAATATAACAAGATATATTAAGATATACATGGGTTGGACTACACTCCGAATAGATGAAAAAACAAAGAAATTAATAGATAAAAAAACTACTTTAAGCAAAAAAGAAACTTATGATAAAAAACTTCTTCAAATTCTTAAAGAAATAAATACCCCTAAAAAAAATCTTTCTAAAACTGATGTTCGAGAAATAGTAAGAGAAGAAATAAAAGACATTCAGAGGGGTTACTAATGAACTATAAAGACATAGTAAACGCAGTAACAAATAACCTTGAAATAAACCTATACCCAACTCAGGAAAAAATAGCAGAATTAATAATAAACCCAAACAAAGAAAAAATACACATCTGTTGCTATACCCGATACGGAAAAACCTACAGCGTAGCCTTCGGAATATGCCTCTACATACTACTAAACGACGATAAAAGAATAAAAGTCATAGCACCAAAAACAGGGCAAGCAAATATATTAAGAGACTATATTATTGACTTCCTTATAGAACACGAATCCTTTAGAAACCTATTACCATTAGAAACAGATAAAACCGAAAGACTACAAAAACAAATGTCTAAAAAGAAAATAGACTTCACTAACAAATGCTCTCTTGAAATACTAACAGCAGGCGGAGACCTAATGGGATACGGATCAGACTTATTAGTAATAGATGAAGCCTGTAAAATAGAAGATGAGAAATATAATAAAGAAATAAACCGAATGATAGAAGGAAAAGTAGTAGAAGTAGGAAACCCATTACACAGACAAAACTTCTTCTGGCGACACTTTAACAATGATAAATACCTAAACATCCATATAGGAGAAAAACAAGGAATAAAAGAAGGAAGACACAGCAAAGAATACTTCGATGAAAAAGCTCTTGAACTCGGAGGAAAAAACACACGAGAATACCAAATACTCTATAAATCCAGATTCCCAGATTCAAGCGAAGCAAGTTTAATAAGATGGAGCTGGATAGAAAAAGCAGTAGAAAAAGAAACAAATATAAAAGGAAAAACAATCTACGGATTAGATGTAGCAGCAGCAGGAAACGACTTAAATGTATTAACAAAAATAAAGACAAATAAACAAACCTATAAAATTGAAAATATCAATAACTGGAGCTGTAACGATACAATGGAAACAGTAGCACGAGTAACAGAAAAAATAGATAAACAAAACCAAGTTAATATAGATTCAATAGGAATAGGAAAAGGAGTAGCAGACAGATTAAAAGAAAAAGGCTACAATATAAACCTAATAAATGTAGGGGAAAAAAGCAAAGATAAAACTATGTTAAATAAAAAAGCCGAATACTACTGGTATCTAAGAACCCTATTCGAAGAACAAAGAATCAATATCCCAAACCATAGTAAACTTAAAAACCAATTAACCGCTTTAAAAATAGAATACACAAGTAAAAATAAGAAAAAAATCAAAGATCCAAGTAAATCACCTGACTACGCAGACTCCTTAATGTTAGCCTGTAGCAAGGAAAAACAAGAAGAACTAATGATCAGTAAATACGATCCCTTCGAGAAATAACCGAAATCATATAAATAGCTTTAAATATAACTTATATAGGTGTACCCCTCATGGCATTAAAGGATAGATTTTCCCAAGTAACCAATAAAATTAAAGAAAATCTAACTACTTCAAGTGAGTCAGTGCCACCGTTCCTCGGATCAAGCACAGCACACTATGCCAGTGAACCTGATATATTCGGAGAAACAATTAAAACACCACATGGAGAAATGAAAGCCAGTAGAAAAATATATAGAAACCTACCACAAGTCAACGCCTCAATCGAGCTATTCACAGATATGGTGATGGGTAGAAACCTAACCATAGAAACTGAAGACCCTGAAGCCGAATACTACTTTAATAACTATATTCTACCTAAATTAAAACCAGCTCTACGAGAAGCAGTAGAGAACTACTGTATCACTGGTAATGGCTATATCGAGATTCTTAGGAATCCTTCGAGCGGTAAGCCTGTGAACTTTGTGCCAATTCCTGAAAGCGAGAAAATGTATATCGATTATAACCAGAACTTCCAACCAACTAAATACATATTAAAGAATAAACTACGGAAAGGAGAAGGAGTAACAGTTAGATACTACCCAAATAAAACTTCGAAGAAACATATAAAAGGAGATGTATTTGACACAGACGATATAATCCACCTAAAAAACGGTGTTTCCAAGATCCCTGTTTATGGTAGAAGTGACATAGCAAGTGCTTACGACGACTACCAAATCTACGATGAACTACAGAGGGACTTAGCTGTTATAAGCCGATGGAAATCAATAGCAAAACATATACTAACAATTAAGAATATAGATGACTCACCACTCACTAAAGAAGAAAAAGAAGACTTTGACAAAGCTATCAAGGAAAGCGATGACAACGAAAACATCATAACAAATAAAGCAGTAGAAAAAACCGACTTAGGATACAACGGTAAACACGAGGATATACAGAAACACATTAAAGAAATTAATAAACGAATAACCAGCACTATTATACCGAGCTTCTATATGCATGGAGATGTAACTAACTACGCTGTAGCCGAGGACCAGAAAAGCGGACTATACCTACGGATTCAAAGCAAAAGAGACAGCTTCATAGATAAAATAAATAAAGTATTAAGAGAAATAGCAAGTTTCGAAGGATATACTGATTCTGAGCCCGAGTTAAATTTCGGTGAGTTCGACTTCCCAACCAAGAAAGAAAAAATCAAGAACATAGCTACAGCTTGGAAGAACGGAGGATGCAGACTACAAGACTACCAAAAGGTTCTCGGAATAGAGCCAGATCCTGACTTCGGAGACGCTTACAAGTGGGAACTAACACAAGAACAGCAACAGGAAGTAGAACTACCTGACGATATAGAACAAGCACTTAAAAAAACAGAAGGGTGACCTCAAATGGATAGGAGAACCCGAAAGAAATTCCAGAGAAAAATAAAGAAAAGAGGAATCCAGAAAAAAGCTCAAAGAAGACGAAGAAAAAACAAAAACAAAGTATTCCACAAAAAAATAAACAAGAGAAAATACTACGGTGTAGGCGTAGACATAGACGAATACGAAGAACTAATAGAAAACTCCATCGATTACGATGAACTTGATGAATACTTATCCACCCTAAGAGAAAAAACCTTAACCGAATCATATATAGACGATGCACGAAACCTCATAGATAATGTATTCGATACAGGCATGATGCAGAAAGTAAAAGACCTGTTCACAGATGCTCATGATAAAGGAACTAAAAGAGTATTTGACAAAGAAGGAGAACAAATAGATACCGGAGACGTTGACCCGAGAGGCGTTGAACAACTTGCAAACGAACAAAGAGATTATATCGAGAACCTACACGAAGATGCAGGAGAAAAAGTTGAAGAAGAATTAACTAAAGCTATGGAGGAAGGCGAATCAATACCCGAAGCCAGAGACAGACTAATGAACGAGTTAGATGGGTTAACTAAAAACAGAGCTGAAACAATAGCAAGAAGCGAAATAATCAAAGCCAGTTCAAAAGGAACTGAAGACGCTATGGATGAAGCAGGAATTGATGAAGTTATATGGATAGCTACTGAGGATAATCGTGTTTGTGAGGATTGTAAGGCTTTACACATGAAGCCTTTTAAAAGAGAAAAAGCACCAACCCCAGTAGAATCAACCCATCCTAATTGCAGATGCACTATAGCGGCTGATATATAGGGCGAAATCATATAAGTAGCCTCAAACAAAAACATATATAAAGGATATAAAGGTGGTATAAATGGAAAAACCAAACGTAAAACTAATGACAGAGTCCTTCGAAATAACAAAAGAAGAACAAGAAGGCGTGAAAATGCAAGGACTCGCACTACCCTTCGAGAAAAAAAGCAGAAACGGAGTCATATACGATAAAGAAAGCATAAAACAAACAGCAGATACACTTATTGGTAAACCAATGCTATACAACCATGATGAACATGGATACATGCCAGTAGGACACATAGAAGACATATCTATCGAAGACGACGGGTTATACTACCAAGCAAACATCGATCCAGGAGAAAAAAACCTCGTAAGAAAACTAAAAAGAGGAGACATATCAAATGTATCAGTCCAAGTAGCTATTAACGAAGAAGAAGTTGAAGGAGACAAAGTAAAAGTAGAAGAATTCTGGGAATTAAGCATAGCACCAATCCCTGGTTACCCTGAAACCACTACTTCAATAGAGAAACTCATAGAAAACAAAGAAAAAGATACCACTGGAGAACCTTTCGCAGGGTTCGATGACTGGGACGAATGCATAAAACACATGAAAGATGAAGAAGGATATGATGAAGATACTGCTGAGAAAGTTTGCGGAATGTTAAAGAAAAAATACGAAACGGAGGTGTCAAATATGACAGACGAAACAGATGAAACAGAGGAACAGGAACAACCAGAACAAGAAGAAGAGAGTGAACAAGAAGCAACAGAAGACTTAGAAGAAAGAATAGAGTCAATAGAAACAGAAATAACTAACATGAAAGAAAGAATCCAAAGCATAGAAACTAAACTTGAAGCACAAGAACAAGA